TAAAGTATAATATGCCACACGAACCAGATCACAAGCCATTAACAGAGGAAGAAAAAATAGCAAGATGGAAGGCTGGAGAAACTGATATTAATTTAGATGGAGGTACAAATGTTTTAGACATTGTACTTGCAAAAAAATATGAAACAAGCGAAGGAGCAGATCAAAGCATTATATCTCAATCTAATGTTGTTGACAAAGTTCTTTCACCTCCAACTCAAAATGGAGTTGATGCACAAACAGTTGCTCTTCCATCTGTCCCTTCTATATCTAATGCAGGTTCTATTCCATTTACAGGCACTGTTAGTAATATTCCAGGTGGGTTTCAACCAATACCACAAACTGCAGGTGGAAGAAAAAAATTATATCAATTATCTCAATTCCATGGAGGTGTTAATAAAAAATCATCTCCAAGAGATATATCTGATAATGAATGCCAAGAAGCTACAAATGTATTATTTTCTAGCATAGGTGCTTTAAAAACTCTAGGGGATATTAAAGGAACTGATAATTCAATATCATTTACATCAATAGATGTTCCTGATAAAAATAGCGCAGGATATGGATTATTTGAATTTATAGCTCCTGCGTCTATAGATGGAACTGTTGGAGAAACTGCGATAACTGTCTCGTCTGATGGTAATCGCTTAGATGTTGACGATTTTGAAGGTGCAACAAGTGCATTTTTTAATCTACATGGAAGTGGAAGTGACATTAATGATCACGATACTGCTGTAGTTTATTATGCTTCTGGCAATGGAATTTATGCATGTGATGCAAATTTTGCCCATACAAACAATATACGAAAAGCAGGTGTTTATGTAAATAGAGTTGATGCTGGTTCAAATACTGTTACTGGCTGGACTACAGGAAAAGCTTTAATAGATTCTCCAACATACAATTCTGATGCTGATGCTAGTATGGCAGCTGGCACAGTTAAGTGTATGCATGTTGCAGGTACTGCAACGCCTCATGGGTCAACTACTGCTGGTCATGGGAGTCTTATTGCTAAATGTGATCCAAATGGAACTGGCACTTGGAATGGGACTTATTTTTTTTATATTTCTTGGTTTTTTGATGGGGGTGTTGAAACTGGACTTACTTCATTTGCTGATGATGGAGGGACAAATGCAGCTTCAAATGGAATTGCTTTTAGCGACGAAGCATTAGAGTTTAATCTTTCTATAAGTCATGAAAATTCAAAACCATTAGGAGCAGACAAAAGAATTGAGGGTGCTCGCATATATTTTAAAAAAAGCACAGACAATGAAAGATTTTTACTTGCAGAATTTAATATGACTGATGGCGTTAAAGGGGCTTTAGATTCTACATTTCAGCCTTGGACTGAAAGTGGTGATATATATTCTTTATCATCAAATATAATATTTGAAAATCCTCCTGAGATATACACATATGCTTCATTAAATGGATATTATGCAAATGAAGTTTATGGAGAATCTAAAGATTCACTTTCAAGTGGAACTACAGGGCCAGTATCTATTGATGTAAGATACAAATCTTCTGTAGTTGGAAGTGGTGGAATTGTATATATTGGCAATGTTAAATTTAACAATATTCATATGCCTGATTCAATGATGTACTCTATGCAAGGAAAGCCTGGAGTTTTTCCACAATATAATAGGTTTGATTCACCATCTTCTGATGGCTCTCCTATTAGAGCTCTTGCATCATATCAAGATAAAATATTACAATTTAAAGAAAATGGTATGTATGTTATAAATGTATCTAACCCTAATCAATTTTATGCAGAAGCTTCGTTTAGAGATTGTGGTGTACATAATCCTTGTCAAGTTTTTACAACCTCATTTGGAGTTATATTTGCTAATAAATTTGGATGTTATATATATGATGGTCGAAAAGTAATTTCTCTTACAGAGGGAAAACTTGGAACTATTGCATGGGGGCTTCCTGAAGATGAAGCAAGTTCTATATTGCAAGATGGTGCTGGAGTTCCTTGTGTTGGATATGATCCAAGATCGCAAAATATTATTGTTTTAAAAGATATAAATGATGATTCTGCTGATACAAGTGGTTGGGTATATAATATGACTACTCAATCATGGACAGATGCTACTCAATTAATAACTAATGCTGATGGTAATCGTCATACAAATTTTATAATAACTTCTAAGGGATATTTGTCAATACTTCGTGATGATAATCAGACTCTTAATAATTACAAGCAAGGTAATAATGCTCAAATATTTATTTATAAAACAAAAGATTTAGATTTTGGACTACCATCTCAAACTAAAAAGCTATTTAAAGTATATGTGACATTTAAGGGTAATCCTGCTAATGTAGGTGTATCATACTTTACAAATGGAGGTACTACTGAATATCATTTTAATGCTTCTAGTTGGAGCAATGCTACTACATTAGCAGTTGCAACATTTACTCCAGATGTATCTTCTGAGGCTAAAGATTGGAAAAGTATATCAATCTTATTTACTACTGGTGACAACACAGTAGCAACAGATTTTGAGATACAAGATATATCAATACTATATAGAGCGAGACCAATTAAATGAGTTGGGGAAAACCAACTAGGCCAGCAATTAATTATGGAAAGGTTAATTCTCCCTCTCCAAGAGAAGGTGTTGATGGCGATATACAAGTAAGACAAAGTAATCTAGGTGCAAGACTATTTGGGAAAATTAGTGGAAAATGGTATCATGCTCCTCTTACAGCTACAGATGGTAATCCTGTTACTAGATTTGGTACTGGTTTATCTAATTATCTTTCTATAGATAATAACTCTGTAGATATATTTAAAAATAAAGTTAAAGTTGCAGAGTTTGGTGAAGATATAAAGTTTACTGGAAAAATAATGATTGGAAATCCTGATGGGACATTTAATGCAACTGATAATATAAGTATTGGGCAATCAAACTCTAATTTAGGGCTTCAAAATGTTTCAATAGGATTTGAAGCAGGAAAAGCTCTTGAAGGAGATGGGACAGGGTTAACTTCTTTAACTAATGTTCTTATAGGTTATAGAGCAGGTTTAACAATAGGGGCTCAAAGTAGCAATACTTGCATAGGAGAACAAGCAGGAGGAACTGATAGTAGTTTAAGCACTATGATTGGTGGGCAAACATCTCCTTCTGGAAGTGGAACTTCTAATGAAATATGTCTTGGATTTGGAACTGATGGACAAGGAGCAAATTATGCAGTTATTGGAAATGCTAATATTACTAGAGTATATGGAGCTGAAGATTCAGGGGCTACATTTTATGGGGATGGACAAAGTTGGTCAGATAAAAGAATGAAAGAAGATGTACAAAATATAAATATTGGACTTGATTTTATTAAAAAACTTACTCCTATTACATATACCAACAAGCAGCCATCTGATTATGAGCAAGGTTTAAAAGAAAAATTAAGTTGGTATAATAGAAAAGAACCAAGGGTAATTGAAAGCACTGAAAAAGCAAGAATAAGAGTTGGTTTTTTAGCACAAGATGTTATGACTTCTTTAAAAGATTTAGGTTTTAACGACAACAATGCAATTGTTCAGGTAGACGAAAAAACAACTCAATACAGCATGGATTATTCAAGTTTTGTAGTCCCTCTTACAAAAGCAATACAAGAATTATCAGCAAAAGTAGATACAATGCAAACAGAAATTAACAATTTAAAAGGATAGAATTATGGCAATAAGTTTAAGTTCAAGTATAATAAAATCAAATAGAAAGAAAGCACTAAAAGACTTGCAAAAAAAAGCTAGTAAAGCTGCTAAAGGAGAATCTAGGCGTAAAGGATTGTCTAACATACTTGGTACTGTTGGTGGTATGGGATTAGGTGCTTTAGCTGCAGGTCTTACTGGAGTTACTGGTGGTCTCGCATTACCTCTTATAATGGGATTATCATCTTCTGCTGCAAAAGGTTTTACAGATGCAGCTAGTAAAGGTAAGTTTGGTGATTTTTTAAAAACTCCTGGCCAAACAGGAAAAATAACATCAGGAAGTAAATATGGATATGGAATAGAAGAGGCAGGAGACATACAAGAAGCATTACAAGAATCAAGAGATGCTACTTCTTGGACACCACAATCAATGTTAGAAGATATTGCTTTATCATATTTATCTGCTGGGGTTGGTGGTAAATTAAAAGGTGTTGGCAAAGATGTTATGGGTGGTAATTTTAGCAAAGCAATAACTGGGGTTGATAATTATTCTTTTGCAGATAATAGTCCAATAGCTCAAAAATTATTTGCATCTAAAGTAACAAAGCAAGGATTAGCTGACAATCCTTTTTTAAATGAATCTATAGATGATTTTTGGAATTATAAAAATGGTGGTATGATACCAAAATATTATGGGGGTGGAAAAGTAAATGCAAGCAACAATACATTATATGATTACTTTGCAGCTCAAGGCAAGACAATGGGTGGCAGTGATACAATGTCAATAGCACAAAAATTAGGGAGAAGATGAGCATGGGAGAAATAGGATATTATGTATGGAGTCAAGATTGGTCTGAAATGCAAGGATACGATAATGCTGGAAATCCTATAGGATCACCAATTCCTAGAGATGAAGTATGGAGCTCTGGAAATATGGTTAACCCAACTGGTGAAGAAGGAGCTGCTACAGGAGGAGAGCAACGCTATAATGGTGTAAAAACATTTCCACAAAGTAGAAAAGAAGAAGTAACACAATTTTATAAAAACAAAGTTGCTGGACAAGAGTATGGTGC